GAAAAACTTGCGCTTCTAAGGCGGCTAGATCTAGTTCTGACCAGCCAGAACTGCTGCCGCCAGAAGATTTGGGTCGTCCATCTTCATTCCGCCACATACTTCAAGAATACGATTGATTGTTGGTACATCCAACGCATCTTCAAATGCATCTTTGTCTGCGACAAGTTCTGGCAATTGCTTTTCTAGTGCGACACCACATGCTTCAATAAGAATGTTTAGAGTATCGTCTTCGCCTGTAACTTCTGCTGTCTTCTGAATGACAGTCATGAACTTTCTAAGTTCTTTAATTGTGAGCGGCTTGAGCTTCACCTTTGCGCCATTTTGTAGTTCAATTTCCTGTACATCGTACACTGTTGTTGCCAATTTATCCTCCTAGGATCGTCCTTATCATTATAGCAAAAATACCTGCATAAGCAAATAACAAACCCCCATTTCTGGGGGTCTGTTCTCAATATTAAATTGTTATTTAATTGTAATTACGCTTCAATCAAACGGTCAATAATCTTGCCGTATTCTGCCCCTGCGTATGCTGCATCAGGAAGAAGACGGAAGGTTACTGGAAATACTGTTGGGTTGTTACGTGCTAGTGTGAATTGTGATTGCTGTACAGAAAGTACACGACGTGCATAATATACACGCTCACGCTTCTTGTTAGCTGCTGAACGTGGTGCAAGACCGACAGCGATTAGCTGACGCTCTGTAGGCTCCTGTCCGAGAGCTCCTGCTTCCAATCCGAGTGCGTCGTTTGAAAGAGTTGCTGATCCCTGACCAAATACCTTAAGAACGTTCTCAAGTGTTGCTTCAGTGAATTCAGTTGCAAGCATAACTTCCATAGACTCCTTGAACAACTTTGCTGTGTCAAGAAGCTGATCTACTGTTACTGAACCGTATGTTGGGTTGTAAGTAATCTGAAGACCGTTATTTGTGTAACCAACGTTTGCGTAAGATGTGCCCAATGCACCCTTAAGTTCACGAGTTGCTGGGTCATAGATTGACTCATTTGCTGTTACGTTTGATCCTTCTGGAAGAACAGTTGCGTAAGATGATTCTGTTGAATCCTTCTTTGATAGGAACATAGGTGCTGCTCCAACGATAATATTCTTAGCTTCAAATGCCATTTATTTCCACCTCCTGGAAAGTTAAAAATTTTTGTAAAAACAGTGCTGGCTAGGCGGGTTTCCTCTTAGTACAATAATAGGCCAAAATGGTTCATAAAGCAAGGTTAATCGAACCTGCCGCTGACAGATACATCCCTAGAATACTTGATTTCTACTATTACATCTGTAGAAAGGAATCCTAGGACCTCATCTGATGGGGCAGTTGGTGAAATATCCCCAATATAGATAGTGTGAAATCTAAACTTTGAAGAATTTCCAATAAAATTGTTAATATCTCTGGCAGATTCGTCTGATCTTCTAAACAAATCTATAATAAAGTTTCTCATTTCGTTGATTTCTGAGATATCTGTGGCATACAGGGTAAACATAACCTGTTCATTGCATATAAGCCATGTGTCATCATAGGTAATCCCAGTCTTATCATAGACTATATGCTTCTTCCCGCTCAAGAATTGGTTCATTTCTGGCAATTGCTGAACTGGGATAAGAGGGATAATGGTGTCATTTACATTATCTGAGTAGTAGTCTGTTTCATCAAATATTTCTGCCGCCTTAAACTCATTCCACAAAAACTTTCTAAGCTCATTTACTGCATCTAGTTTATAGTTTGCCATTACATATTCCTCCCGTTTGTCTGGACCGCTGCCTGTGCAAGATTTCTTACAGATGCTGGAGAATAACTATAAGCCTTTGCCTTAACCAATGGCGGCAACATCATTGATTTTCTAGTAACAAGGTGGAAGGCCTGCTCTACACCAGAATTCTTAATTGAATTTTGAATAAGGTTTCCACGAACAAAGAATTTGTAGGTGTTGCCAAACCCCATCTTAACGTATTTTCCTCCTGGACTTTGAACTCTTACTGAGCGACCTGGCTGAAGAACCACATTTCTGCCGTCTACAACAAAAGCCAATCTTCCACTAGGAGTTCTTGGGGTAATTAAAACTGGATTTCCAGCTTCCATTACAAATGCTTTATTTTTAAATACGTAATTCTTTCCCTTAGTTGATTGCTTTGGGACTGATGTCTTAGACATCTTAAATTTATAAGACATTGAAAAATTAAATCCGCCTTTATTTTCTTTTGTTAGTTCAAACAGTCTTCCAGTTTTTTCTCCAGTTTTTCCCCACTCATAAACATGGTGTAAATATTTTGGCTTAGATCTTGCCTGCATATCAACATAATTTCCAAGATCTTTATTTATTTGATTATAAATTTTATTTACAAATCCTTCTTGGATACATGATTCTGTAACCATATGAGACATTACCTGAGTTTGGTAATAAAGGGCCGCAGAAATTTTTTGAACAGTTCCCCCATGGTCTATGACCCCAGATGGCTTTGAGCCTCTCATAAGGCCTCCTAGGGCGTTAGAAGCTGACTGTAGGGCCGCTGCATTACTCGCCAATTGTCTGATTCTCCGATCTTTGTGCTAAAAGATTATATCCAAGCACATTTCCAAATGGATCAGTAATTGGGGTATTTCCAACTATTTCAAAAACTGTTGGAGTGTTTGTAGGATAATTTAATTCAAACCAAATTACTTGGCCATTTGAATTTCTAATATTAGATATCTTATCTCTATGAGAAACAAACTGGTCTACACGAATTTGAATTGCTTCTGTATCTTTAAATCTTGTAGAATATTTCTGCTTATCATTTCCACGTCCGCCAGACGAATTGATGCTACCTTTTGCAAAACATGAGACAGTTTTTGTAAAAGCCCAAGTTTTCTTTAGGGCGCCAGTGTCCTCATCTTGAACATCCATTTGAGAATATACATCTGCCTTCATTGACAGAATTGAGCCAACTAGATCTATGCTCATTAGATCACCAGCATTTGCTTGATAACATAATTAGACAAAATGCTATCTACGAAGAAGTTTCCTGTTCCATTATAAACTTGTGGATCAAACTCAAATTGCCAATCAAAGGTTTGGATTGACTTTACATATTTGTGCTTCCATTGGGTGTCTTTATTAAAGAAATCCTTCATTAATTCTACTGTTGCAATTGATACCTCATCTGGAACATAATCCCATCCAAATTGGCCCTGGATTCTATAGGCTACGCCTTTTTGGAAAAACCCTTGAAATCCAATATCATATACAGTTGGGGAAGTCATACCGTTTGCAAGATAGACAACATTATCTCTGTTTAATGCATCTCCACGATCAACCTTTAATCCATATCCACTTGAAACTGGGACAATATTATAGTTGATATTATTTACATTATTTGGATTATCTATTAAAAGAATATCGTTTGCATAAAGCTCATGTAGCTGATTAATCTTATACAGGGTTTGAACTGAATCATCGCCTGCTCCATATACCGTTACTACGTCATCGTACAAATAAAATAAATCATTTGTATAATTTTCAATTAACTTTCTTGCATATTTTTCTGCAAGCATGAGTTCTTCGTATGACTTATAATTTTCATCGCTTGGGTCTACACCAATACCAAGGGCATCTATTGCCTCTGAAAGGTTCACATATGGAGTTACGACATCAACATAGGTTGTATTACTGCCAGCATTTCCCTGAACCTGATATGACCAAACAAGCTTTAATTTTCTATTTCTAGAGGTAACAGAAAATGGCATAACTAATTCATAGTTGCCATTGTCTGTTTCTAGGTTTGTAGCAGTATAGGTTCCAATTGCTACCGTTGGGCTTATTGATGGGCTCACGGCTGGATCCTGTGTTATATCGTAAACAGTAACGGTTACGTTCCCATCTGCATCTACTGGCTGACCTCCCCAGTAAATCTTTTGGCGTATTGCTCCGTTACTATTTACATATAATTCTGCCATTTTAAATTTTCGTTAAGCGTAGAAGTCCTGAACCTCTGTTGCTGTTGCTAAACGAAAACCCTCCTCTTTTTCAAAAATTTCTTCTGCTTTTTCTGAAGGCATAGCTACAAATGGGTGTTCTTTTGTAAATGTAAATCCAAGAGTGTCGTATCTAAAGTTAGCTCTTGTCATCTTTACTAGAACAGTATTTTCTGGCTGCTCCTTCTTTGGATCAAACTTTGGAAGGACCTCTTCCATTTCTACTGCTTCGTCTTCAATATTTTTAATTGTCTTTTGGTATACGTCCCATGTAACGCCTTCTTCTGCGAGGGCTGCAACGATTTCCGCTTTGTTCTTTGAGTTTGGTAAATCAACCGCAAAATCTTCGGCAATCTGACGAAGCTCAGCAATTTTTAATGTCGTAAATGACATACATTCTCCTTTGTTCTCATTAATTATAGCATTTGAACGTTAAAAGGTAAAGACCCCCGAAATATAAATTCCAGGGGTCTTTAATAGTAATTCCTTAAATTAAGAAGCTACCTTAACGTTCTTTACGACTACCCAAGCATCTGCTTGTTCAATCTGAACGCCTACACGAGTGTAGAGTGTGTACTCGACTGAGTCCTTACGTGGCCAGAAGAATCT